AACTTGCAGAGGTATCCAAAGATAAGCGGATATTGATGGGTGCATTGCTGATCCCAAATAAGCCTATTTATCGAATGTCTGATGAGGGTGAATACTACATTTATTTTTCAAAGAATACCATTGAAAAAGCAAGTCAAATGTATTTGCGAAATGGCAATCAGAATAATTCAACATTAGAGCATCAACATCAATTAAACGGTTTGACTCTTGTTGAATCTTGGTTAGTTGAAGATGATATTCATGACAAAAGCCGAAAGTATGGAATGAATGTTCCAGTCGGGACATGGATGGGAACGATGAAAGTCAACAATGAGCAAGTATGGCAAGAATATGTGAAGAAAGGTAAAGTCAAAGGCTTTTCAATAGAAGGATATTTTGCAGATAAAGTAAATATGACAATTCAAAAGCCTAAAATATCTCTTGAAGATATAGAGAATGAAGAGGCAAAAGAGATGTTGTCAATGATCAAAGGGATAATAAACAGAGAAACTCAAGAAATTGAGATGGAGTCTTTTAGAGATTACCCTAAGTCTGTCCGTAATAACGCAAAAAGAGGCATTGAGTTAAATAAAAAAATTAACAATAAATGTGCAACTGAAGTGGGTAAGATTAGAGCGCAACAATTAGCGCAAGGTAAACCTATTTCAATGAACACAATTAAAAGGATGTACTCTTATTTAAGCAGAGCAGAAGAGTTTTATGATCCATCAGATACAAAGGCTTGTGGTACTATATCTTACTTGCTTTGGGGTGGAAAATCTGCTTTAGGTTGGGCAAAAAAGAAAATGGATCAAGCTGAAAAAGAGAAAAAATAATGACAGATAAAAATAAAATCTTTATTCCTAGTAGAACAAGTCCAAAGGGCAGTCAAAGAGCGTGTCTATGTAGGGATAAGAATACTTATTCAAGAAAATGTTGCAAGGGTGGAACGATGAATCAAGGCATTGGGAACATCTATAGACAGAGTTAAAAGACAAAACTTTTAAATTTTTACGTTATACTATTATGAAAGCAAATGATATGTTAAATCAAATAAGAACACTTCTAGATATTCAAGTAAAATTGGAAACGATGAAGCTAGAAAACGGAACTGACATAGAGGCGGAAGCATTTGAAAAAGGGAAAGAAGTATTTATCCTGACTGATGATGAAAAAGTAGCTATGCCAGTCGGCGAATATATACTTGCTGATTCAAGACTTTTAGTCGTTGAAGAGGAGGGTATTATTGCTGATGTTAGAGATGTTAGTGATGGAGTCCCTGCAAAGGAAGAAATCACTTCTGATCTATCTGAGGAAAAACCTACTGAGGAAAAACCTACTGAAAACTTGAAAGATATGAAAGACAAGGAAGATGAAAAGGTTGAGGCTGATGAGATCAAAGAGGATAAAGAAGGGAATATGATCATTAAGGTAGATGATTGGAAAGCTATGGAGGAGCGAATAGCAAATCTAGAAGCGGCAATTGCAGACCTAAAGCGTGATAAAGTCTCTGCTGAAGAGGTTGAAGAAATGGGTTATGGAAAGAAAAAAGAGGAAATGAATGAAGATCTCAAGGAAGAACTTTCAAAACCTGCGGCTCAAGCTATAAAGCACAGTCCCGAATCAGTAATAAATAAAAATGAAAAAGTAACTTTTCAAAAACAAAGACAAAAATCCATAATGGATTCTGTATTATCAAAAATTGTAAATAACTAAAAAAATGGCTTTAACTATAACAAGTACATATGCAGGTGAATTCGCAGGGAAATATATTGCGGCGGCACTTACAAGCGGCTCAACTCTTGACAACGGAGGAATTGAAATTATGCCGAATATAAAATATAAAGAAGTTGTCCAGAAAGTAGCAACTAGCGGAATTATCGCAGACTCAACTTGTGATTTTACAAATGCAGGAAATGTTACTTTAACTGAAAGAATTATTCAGCCTGAAGAATTTCAGGTAAATGTCGAATTGTGTAAGACTCCGTTTGTGGCAAATTGGGGTGCGCAAAGCATGGGATACTCTGCTTTCGATCAATTGCCCCCGACCTTCGCTGAATTCTTGATTGCTCATGTTGCTAAAGAAGTGGCGGCGGCAACTGAGAATAATATTTGGCAAGGAAATTTAGGAGGCGCACAAGCAGGAGAGTTTGACGGATTGACAACTCTTATGACTGCTGATGCTGATGTAATTGATGTTGCGGCAGTAGGTGGCGGAGTTGATTCAGCAAACGTAATTACTGAACTCGGTAAGATCGTTGATGCTATCCCCTCCGCTCTTTATTCTAAAGATGATATGTATTTGTATATCTCTCAGAATATTGCAAGGGCATACGTTCGCTCATTAGGTGGATTTGGTGCGTCTGGCTTGGGTGCAAATGGTGTAAACAATCAAGGTACTCAATGGTGGAATAATGGTGATCTAAGTTTTGACGGAGTTAAGATCTTTGTCGGTCAAGGATTGCCTGATAATTATGCGGTAGCGGCTCAGAAGTCTAACCTATATTTCGGAACTGGTTTACTTAACGATATGAATGAAGTTAAGGTTTTAGATATGGGTGACCTAGATGGATCTCAAAATGTTAGAGTAATCATGAGATTTACGGCAGGAGTCCAGTACGGTATAGGCTCTGACATAGTTTTATATTCTTAAATTATAACTAAAAAAGGGCATATGGGGTGTAGTCCCTTTATGCCTTTTTTTTTAAACAAAAAAATATTATGGCGTGTTTATTAACGAAAGGACGAAAGCTACCTTGTAAATCAGCTTTTGGCGGAATTAAAGCCGCCTACTTTATGGATTATGGAGACTTAGGCGATCCCACTTATACAGACGGAGAAATTACGGCTATATCAGGAACGCCTACGGTTTATAAATTTGATGTAAAAGGTGCATCATCACTAGAGACAACAATTACAAGTTCTAGGGATACTGGTACTACCTTTTATACTCAGACATTAAACTTAACTTTAACATTTTTGGACAATGCAACGCAACAAGAAATTCAATTGATTGCGGCGGCAAGACCACAAATCGCGGTGGAGGACTACTATGGGAATATGTTCCTAGTGGGTCTTGAGAACGGTGCTGAGTGTACTGGAGGCTCAATTGTAACTGGTACTGCCGCAGGAGACTTGTCAGGCTTTACTTTAACAATGGAGGCAATGGAAGAAACTGCTGCTCCATTTATTACATCAAGCCTAATTACAACGGCTACTCAAGGTACTCAGATTGCCCCAACGGGTTGATTTTAGTTTGGTTAGTTAAAAGGCAGTCTTTGGACTGCTTTTTTTTTGATTTAACTTTTCAAAAATAAATCCAATTTTACGTTATACTATTAGATGATAATTTTAAAAACCTCCTCAACTGCTCAAACGCTCTCTGTAATTCCTAGAGAATACGTCACCACTTTTAGCATGGACATTCGTGATGATAGTACAAATGTCACTACTGTTTATGAAGTAACAACGGCAACAACATCAGGAAATTATCTAGTATTTAACAATACTTTTAATCCAGTTTTAGTTGAGGGTCATTTTTATGATCTTAGATTATACATTGATTTTAATATTTGGAATACAAACTTTAATCTATGGGAAGCAGAGACAACGAAATGGAATGAAACCAATACATTTGTATCGGAGATATTCTCAGATCGTATTTTCTGCACAGATCAAACCGTTGATCAAACGAAAAACGAGTATTATGAACTTAATCAAGGTCAATACGTCTATAATAATTCCTATGACAATGACTATATTGTAATATGAAAAGGAACAAGAAAAAAACACTAACAAATCCAACAGTAAAACAAGTTAAAAACAATACTGATGTAGGCGTTATCAACCTAAGTACTTATACAAGTCCAGAGGTAAAAGAGGTTGCCAATAAAGATTGGGTCGCTTATGGAGAGGATAATGACTATTTTCAATTTTTAATAGATCGATATAACGGAAGTCCGACTAATAATGCGGCTATCAATGGAATAAGTCAAGCGATTTACGGTAAAGGATTAAATGCTACTGATGCAGATAAGAAGCCTGATCAATATGCGCAAATGATTTCTTTATTTCACAAGGATTGTGTGCGTAAAGTATGCTATGACTTAAAATTAATGGGTCAAGCGGCGTTGCAAGTGGTATACTCTAAGGATAGAAATACAATTGCTAAGATTGAGCATTTTCCAATTGAAACTTTAAGAGCAGAAAAAGCAAACGAAGAAGGAGAGATCCCTGCATATTACTATTTTAAGGATTGGGCAAAGATAAAGCCAAGCGATAAGCCATTGAGAATCCCTGCTTATGGGATGTCAAAGGAGGCTATTGAGATATATTATATCAAACCTTATAGAGCAGGGTTTTATTACTACTCTCCAGTAGATTATCAGGGTGGATTACAGTACGCAGAACTAGAAGAAGAGATAAGCAACTATCATTTAAATAATATTATGAACGGATTAAGTCCGTCAATGCTTATAAATTTTAATAATGGAACTCCAAATCAGCAAGAAAGGGAATTAATAGAGCAAAGAATTGCCTCTAAATTCTCAGGGACATCAAACGCAGGGAAATTTATACTTGCATTCAATGACAATAAAGATGCACAAGCTGAGATAACGCCAGTTCAATTATCAGATGCGCATAACCAGTATCAATTTCTTTCAGATGAAAGCGCAAAGAAGATAATGGTGGCGCATCGGGTAGTATCACCCATGTTATTAGGAATAAAAGACAATAGCGGACTAGGTAATAATGCAGATGAGATAAAGACTGCAAGTCTATTAATGGATAATACTGTTATCCGACCTTTTCAAGAGTTGTTAATTGATTGCTTTGATAAGCTATTATCGTATAACAACATATCATTAAACTTATATTTCATTACGTTGCAACCTTTAGAATTTACAGAGGTAGATCCAACACTCCAAGATGCAGAAACCATTGAGGAAGAGACTGGAGTTGAGTCAGCAGATAAAGATGAGGTTGATTCAACTCAAGAGGTAATCGTTGATGAGGTTGAAAAGGTTGATGCCTCTTATAATGGTGCGCAAATCTCTAGTGCAATTGCTATTATTGAGAAAGTTAAAGAGGGTATATTAACTCCTGATCAAGCGAAAACATTCTTAATTCAATTTTTGCAGTTACCAGAAGATATTGCTAATTCATTTTTTGATAATAATACTATTGACTTATCAAAGGTTCGATCATATCTTGAATCCAAAAGAGAAAAGACTGGCGTAAAGATGGCAAGACAAATAAGCGGTCAAGTTGCTTATGATACTATTGAGGAGGCTGAGAGTATGGCTGAAGCAATGGGATGCAAAGGATATCATGAGCATGAAATTGATGGTGTGACTTATTATATGCCTTGTGAAACACATGAGGAATTAAAAAAACCTTGTGAGGCAGGATATGAAATGATAGGAATGAAAACCAAGAACGGCAAGAAAGTTCCTAATTGCGTTCCTATTAAAAATAGTAAACAAGAATTAAGTGAAAATGATCTGCAAAAATTCATAGAATTAGGAGAGGATGAAGAGGAATTATTGGATAATTATGATTTAATAGATGTCTCAGAAGTAGACTATGAAACAGATGATGAGTTAGATCTTAAAATAACTGAATTAAATAAGCCTAAAGTATCAGCTTTGCAGAAAGTTGTTAACCTAGTAAGGACTGGAGATGCTTATAAAAACAGAAAATCAGATCAAGATGGTACATCTAAGCAAGATCCTTCATTAAGATTTCTAGTCAGGTATCAATATGCTCCTTTAAAAAAGCAAAAAGATACTAGAGATTTCTGCAATGCGATGGTTAACGCTAAAAAAATCTACCGTAAAGAAGATATTATTGCCTTAACAGATAAACCAGTTAATAAAGGTTTCGGTAAGGGTGGATCTAATACTTATTCTATTTGGCTATATAAGGGAGGTGCTAGATGTTTCCATAAATGGTTTAGAAAAACCTACGTTATAAAGGAAGACAGAAACATCAATAAAAAAGGCATCACTAAAAGGGATGAGATAACAAGCACAAAAGCAAAATCAATGGGTTTCAGAGCGCCAATAAATGATAAATTAGTACCAGTCGCTCCAAGAGATATGCCATTTGAGGGATATACTAAAGCATATTGGGATAAAATGGGATTTAAAAATACGGCAAAATAAAGATTATGGCAACGGTATTATTTATAAATAGAACAGATCTCGTAAGAAATAGTATTCTTGACGGAAATGTTGATACTGATAAATTTGTGCAGTTTATCAAGACTGCGCAAGTGGTCACCATTCAACAGTATATGGGTACTAAACTCTATGATAAGATGGGGACATTAATTTCAACTGATGAAATTGATCTTCCTGCAAACGCCGCATATAAAACGCTTTTAAACGAGTATATTCAACCTATGCTTATATGGTATTCTCAAGTGGATTACGTTCCGTTTGCGGCTTATCAAATACGTAATGGAGGGATTTATAAGCATTCATCTGAGAACTCAGAAACAGTAACTAAAGATGAGGTTGATTTCTTAGTAGAAAAATGTCGAACTCAGGCAGATTGGTATTCCAGAAGGTTTATTGATTTCATGGCTTTTAATCAGCAGACATATCCTGAGTATACAAGTAATATAAATGATGATTTATACCCTAGTCAAGACGCAGTTTTTAACGGTTGGAATATATGAAGAAGGTAAAATTAAAAGATAAGAATGCTGAAAAGCTGAGAATTTTTTTACAGAAAATTGAAGAGATAAAAAAAGAAAAAAATGGCAACTCTATTTAACACTAGAATAGCAGATACCTATCAAGGACTGCTTAAAACTATTGACAACGGAATTTTAGGTGCATCATTAACTCAAATTAGTGACGGATCAGGAAACGGAAGTGGAGTATTTTTAAATACTGGCGGAGATCTAGAGGCTACTGGAATCGTTTCTTTTGGATCTCTTAAAGATATTGGTGAAAATATTACTATTACAAAGTTTGTTGATGCGGTTGATGGCTTAATTAATAACGATAATGATACCACAATCCCAACAAGTGCGGCAATTATTGACTATGTAGCTACTCAGATAACTCTTGAAGATCTAGATTTTACTGGAGATGGAGGGACAAGCGGCTCAGTTGATCTTGATTCTCAGACTTTCAATATAATAGGAACGTCAAATGAGATTACTACAAGCGCATCAGGTCAAACATTAACAATAGGACTGCCTAGTAGCGTTACAATTAGCGGCACACTAACGGCAACTACCTTCTCAGGTGACCTAAATGGGACTATCAATACGGCTACAACTGCAACAACGCAGTCAGCAGGGGATAACTCAACAAAGGTTGCGACAACTGCTTACGTTGATTCTTTGGTTACTGCTCAAGACTTAGATTTTGAGGGGACAAGTGGAAGTGGATCTGTTGATTTAGACTCTCAAACCTTTACAATTCAAGGAACAACTAATGAAATTACAACGGTTGCAAGTGGACAGACCTTAACGGTTGGTTTACCTAGTTCAATTACTACTGATTTAGTCGGTAATGTAACTGGAAATGTAACTGGAAACACAAACGGACTCCATACTGGAAACGTAGTCGGAAATGTTACTGGTGATCTGACTGGGTCAGTAACTGGTAACGTAACTGGTAACGTAACTGGTAATTTAACTGGAAATGTGACTGGAGACGTTACTGGTTCGGTGACTGGTAATGTTACTGGAAACCTTACTGGTGATGTTACTGGCAATGTTACTGGCGATTTGACTGGAAATGCTGATACTGCAACCGCATGGGCAACTGGTCGCACAATATCTCTTACTGGAGAAGCTACTGGGACAACATCATCATTAGATGGTACTGCGAACGTCTCAGCCGCCGTAACGCTCACCAATTCATCTGTGATAGGTAAAGTACTAACTGGACTACAAAGTCCTGCAGGATCGAGTATTTTATCTACTGATACAATGCTTGAAGCATTTGGTAAATTACAAAGTCAAATAAACGGAATTGCTGAAGGATTACAGTTTCAAGGTTCATGGAATGCCTCCACAAATACGCCTACTTTAACAAGTAGTACTGGAACGCAAGGACATTACTATATTGTAGGGGTTGCAGGGTCAACTAATCTTGATGGAATTACAGATTGGGAGGTTGGCGATTGGGCAATATTCTCAACTACTGGAGTTTGGCAACGATTAGATCAGACTGGAGTACAAGGAACTGGAACAACTGGCAATTTGACTAAGTGGGCAACTGGATCTACAATAGCGGATTCAATTATTTCTGAATCAGGAAGTGTAATTACAATTACTGGAAGTCAAACAGTTAATGGTATTAGTCAAGTTGGATCAAATGGAAACGGATTTGACTTTGTTGCTTACGGAGTTACGTCAGGAAAGAAACTTAATTGGGATAGTTTAGAAGATACTTTAATAATTGATGGAGAAATTGACGGATCAGCAGTATTAGATGATGATACATTTGCAACTGCGACAAATAAAACCGTTGCAACATCAGAAAGTATTAAGGCTTATGTTGACGCTAATACTGGATCAGGTACGGCAGGAACTATTCCAAAGTGGGCAAGTGGAGGTGAGAGCCTAGAAGATAGTGTTATTGTTGAATATAGTAGTAAAATAGGTATTTCAGCGTCTGATCCTGTAAAAACTTTAGACGTTAGGGGGCAATTAGCAATATCAAATAGTAGTACAAGTTATTATTATATTGATAGAAATGATACTGACGGAAATTTTGAAATTAAAAATGATTCTGATAGTAATTTACTCACCATCTCATCGGGGGGTGCAATAGGAATTGATAATTCATCACCCGATAGTTTTAGCGGTAGCGGAAGCACATCTTCATCGTTGGTTATAGGTCAAGGTACAACTAGCATTTCACCACAATTAACTTTGTGGCAAGGAAACTCAGCACAAGCAGCTATTAATTTTGCAAGTTCTAATAGTGGAACTGGGCAATACGAAGGAAGAATCCGTTACACAAGAGACACGGGAGTAATGGATTTTAGAGTTAATTCTAATGATGTACTTACCATCTCATCTGGGGGTGATGTGGGTATTTCAAATACTAACCCAAGTAGTTATCACTCTCCTGCTGACAATTTAGTTATTGGAACTAGTGGAGATAATGGATTAACTATCGTTAGCGGTACTACCAATAAAGGCACTATTTGTTTTGCTGACGGCACATCAGGAGGTGCTCAGTATACTGGATTTATTGATTATGATCATAGTAATAATTCTATGCGTCTTGGAACGAATGGAGGAAACACAAGACTCACTATCGCAGATACTGGAATGCTAGATGTCTCAAGTGCAGTTAATGGTAATTGGATTGCAAAATTTCGAAACAGTTTTTCAACTAATTCACTAAGTTTTGGTGTAAAAATTAGTGCAGGGACAAACGGAACTGATCATGCATTGCGAGTTACAAATCATGATGAAAGTAATTTATTGTTTAATATTAATGGAAACGGTACGGCTACTTTTACTGGTAATGTGGGTATTGGAGGTACACCCGAAGAATTATTAGATGTTTATACTTCGGGAGCAGATCCAACTTCTATTTTACAAATTAGAGCAAATAGAGATGGATATGGAAATATTAGAACAAAATTAAAGACATACGCGGGGGGTTCAAGTGCTACTAATAAATTTGCCATTGATTTTGAAGGAACAGAAGCACTCACCATCTCAACGGGGGGTGATGTAACAATTGGAAATACTGCTTATGGTTCTAATCTTGGACAGTTAAGAATCACAAATGATGCATCTTCAAACCCTGCAAGTTTATCTTTATTTGGATTTAATAATGTAGCAGATGGGGCAACTTTTGCTAAAATAGATTTTGCTCAACAAACGTCAGGTGTTGGAGGGCAAGTGGTTGCAGATATAAAAGCTATAGCAAATGGAGTTAGTGAAAATTCTGCACACATTTCTTTTTCTACTGCAGTTTCGGGAACGCTTAGTGAAAAAATGAGAATTAATGCAGGGGGTGATGTAGTAGTAAACTCAGGACTTTTAGAAATAAATTCTATGAGTACAAGTACTGCAACAACCGAAATTGATAAGATACTTTTTAAAAAATCACACCCCAACGGAGTTTCGGGAACTTATACTTTAGGTGAAATTAGATCAAAAACATATGGAGGTTATTCGGGTGGATTAAATTTCTATACCAATAAACATACTGGAAGCGGTAATTATGCTAGTACTTTTGCAATGGCAATAGATGATAATCAAAATGTGGGTATTGGAACTACAACTATTCATGGTTTTCATAGTATAAATAAGGCAACTACTCAAGGAAGCAATATTCTAGGGATAACCTCACCATCTACGGGTTATTGGACATCAATATTTTTTGCTACAAACGATGGTACAGTAAGTTCGCTGAATACCGCTCAAAATTTATATAGAAATGCAGTAACACAAAGATCACTAAATGCAGCAGGAACTTTAAACGCTAGTGGTGCTGATTATGCTGAGTATATGACTAAAGGCATAAATGATGATATAAACAAAGGAGATGTTGTTGGTGTTGATTCAAATGGACTATTAACAAATATTTTTGACGATAGTATATCTTTTGTAATAAAATCTACTGATCCAAGTTATGTTGGAGGGGATACTTGGTTTACGGAAGAAAAACCCGAAAAGACAGAAGAACAATCACAAGAAGAATTTGAATTAATACTACAAGATTTTGAAAGCAGAATGGAAACTGCAAGAAATAAAGTTGATAGAATAGCGTTTAGCGGTCAAGTTCCTTGCAATGTAACTGATGCAAATGTTGGAGATTATATTATACCAAAAAGAAAATCAGATGGTAAAATAATGGGTGAAGCAGTAAGTGATCCAACATTTGAGCAATACAAATTATCTGTTGGTAAAGTATGGAAAATAATGGAAGATGGAAGAAGTTGGGTTGCGGTTAAAATAGGTTAATTTTAAATTAAAAGAAAAAAGCCTAAATTTGAGACGTACTAAACTTAAAATTAAAATGTCTGATAAATTAGAAGATCAAGAATTAAAAAAGTTGCAAGAATTAAATAACAAAATCGGTGCGTGTAGGCATGATATTGGTATTCTAGAAGTTCAAAAAAGCGAAGTGCTTGGATTGCATGGAGAGGCTTTAAAGGAATTTAATGTCTTTAAAGATGAACTTAATAAAAAATATGGATCAATAGAGGTAGATCTTGCAACTGGTAAGATTACTGAAAAGAAAGAAGATGGCAAAGAAAAAACAAGCTGAAAATATAAGTAAGCATTGCTCATATCATGAGGCAACTCATTCAGATACGGCAAAAAGAAACGGCGTTGATAATAAACCTACTGAGGAACATCTAGAAACTATGAAAGTAACGGCTGAGAAACTATTTGAGCCGTTACGAGAGTATGTTGGTGCGCCTATACGGATAAATTCTTTTTACAGATCTGAGGCTTTAAATAAATTATTAAAGGGTGGAGCAAGAAGATCTCAACATATGCAAGGAGAGGCAATGGATTTAGATGCTTT